TTGTGCTGCGGCTCCTTGGTCTGATGCACGGTGCGGGCGCTGTCGCCGGGCACGAACTTGGCACGGCGGCGCCGGGCCAGGTCGCCGGCGAACTCGGTATCCCAATAGTCCTGGAATTGCTTGATCGGCTCCGGCGTCCACGACGCCGGCACGCCGATCAGCGCGTCGGGGATCGAGCCTTCGGAAAAATAATCGAGCTGCCACAACTGGCGGCGCAGCCCGATGTTGACGGTCATCAGCACCTGCTGCACCGGCGAAAAGCCGTAGACCTTGTGGGCGCGCACATTGCGCGGCCGGTAGATGATGTCGCGCGCCGAGTAGTTCACGGCCGGCAGGCCCTTGAGCACCTGCTGATACGCTGGCGGAAAAATCGTCGTGCCGTCGTCCGCGGCAAACGGCAGCGGCGTGCGGCCCCAATCGTCGATCACGCGCTTTATCGTTGCGCCGTCGAGCTGCTGCAGCGCGCAGAGCTGGCCCGAGCGCGTGCGCTGGCAATAGAGCATCGGCGCGGCAAGTTCCTCTTAGTCGGGCGTTGTTCCCTTTTTGCCTCCTTCGTAGGCGAGGCTTTGAAACTCTTTCGGAAAATATTGGCGCTGCAATCCATCGATTATCTCATGTGGGCGTATGTAGAGGCCCATATCCGGCCAATCATCAAGATGTTCGCGAACCGCCACCGTCACGACAATCTGCCACCCTGGAAACCGCCGGATGAGCCGTTGCAACCCAGCCACTATGTCAGCCCGCAGCATCGTAAGATTCTCAACGAACACCACGACTTCGCGACGACCGTCAAAGTCGCCATGCACGAAATAGTCGCCTGGCGGCTGGCCCGGCTGAAAATCTGGCCGCCCGAAGTGCCTCAAAAAACTTTCGGCACGGCGGTACAATTCCTCAAACATCGCATGTTGTTCCATATGTTTTTTATCGTCGTTGGTCGCCGTCATCTGATCCACCACTGTCATCACCTTCGTCGCGACGGAGAAATCGAAATTTTTGATCAAATACGCGTGCATTGAAGTCGCGGATTATTGGATCATTCGATCGTAACACTTGTTCAATAAACTCGTAAGCCTGAAACGCTGTCATTTCTTCTGGCGAGATCATGTTTTCTCGCAGGTAATTATCCAGTGCGCTCTGCACGGCCCTATTATAGAGAAAATGCTCAGGAGACCATGAATTGACGATAGGATCGTTTAGACGCCCAGACGTCGCCCCCTCAAAGACCTTAACGGTTTCAGGCGGGAAGGCGTAATATTTAAACACCGCGCGGGGTACCCAATGATGCCCACCCGGTTCGCGGTTTGGAGCGCCACCACCCGAGAGTTCGGCAAGCCGATTTTGAGCTTCTGCAGCTTCTGCTTCGTGCCTTGCAATCTCACCTTCCGGTGTGGGTGGGTAGCTTATTGCGCTGGGGCGAGGTTGCCAAGTCGGGTCGGCTCGACGAACTATCGACGTCAGGTACCGCGAACTCGCCCTGGCAGCCTCAAGTCTAGCTTCCTCGCCAGGCGTTCCTTCATTATAGGCACCTCCGCCACGCGGACGTCGCTGCGCGTAACGCGTCTGGGACCCCGTGGTAGGTTTAAGTACGTCGGGGAAGATTTGTAACGCAGAAGCAGCATCATATGTCCACTCGCCGCCACCTTCATGATGCTTGGGAACGCGCGGCTCTTCGGGGTTATAGGTTTTGATTATTACCCGCGTTTGATTCGCCAGTTCGTGTTTCGTGCTGGTGTCAACGGACCTCCCTTTCCCACTAACGTTCGCTTCGATAGGCACATACCCCGTGGGCGTGAGCACCATCGCCCGGTCAGCCGCGGGGTTGGCGTAAGGATCAAGCCCGAGACGGTCGCGCATCTCGTTGAGGGTGACGGCGCCGAGTTTGAGGCGGTCGGCGAGAACCGTTTCGGGATCGCCGTCGTCCTCGTCGAGCCAGTGCAGCTCCAGATCAGGCGAGACGAACTCTTCGGCGATGATCTCGTCGACCAGGTCCTTCACCCACTCCTTGGTCGGCTCTAAGCCCTCCTCCTCGCTCTGCGCCGACTGGTTGTCCGCGGTGGCGCGGTTCATCTGCTTCACGGCCTATTGCGGCGGCATTGAGAAGGCGAAGCAGACGATGCGGGCGAGCCATTCGTCGAAGTCGTCCTTGTGCTGCGGCTCCTTGGTCTGATGCACGGTGCGGGCGCTGTCGCCGGGCACGAACTTGGCACGGCGGCGCCGGGCGAGGTCGCCGGCGAACTCGGTGTCCCAATAGTCCTGGAATTGCTTGATTTGCTCCGGGGTCCACGACGCCGGCACGCCGATCAGCGCGTCGGGGATCGAGCCCTCAGAAAAATAATCGAGCTGCCACAGCTGGCGGCGCAGCCCGATGTTGACCGTCATCAACACCTGCTGAACCGGCGAGTAGCCGTAGACCTTGTGGGCGCGCACATTGCGCGGCCGGTAGATGATGTCGCGCGCCGAGTAGTTGACGGCCGGCAGGCCCTTGAGCACCTGCTGATACGCGGGCGGAAAAATCGTCGTGCCGTCGTCCGCGGCGTAAGGCAGCGGCGTGCGGCCCCAATCGTCGATCACGCGCTTTATCGTGGCGCCGTCGAGCTGCTGCAGCGCGCAGAGCTGGCCCGAGCGCGTGCGCTGGCTATTCGCTATCGATACTTAGCCTAAGCTTTCCGATTGAAAATCAGTCACGCGCGGTTCCACGCCGAGCGCCTTCGTATTCTAAGTTCTGAAATTCCGCGGGAAGATATTGGCGCTGCAAGGCATCGATTATCTCATGCGGGCGGACATAAAGGCCCATATTCGGCCAGTCGTAGCACCCTCGAAGAGCGACCGTCATCACGATCTGCCAGCCATGAAATTCTTGGATGACCTCGTGAAGCTTACCAACAATATTCGGCTGCAGCATTGCTAGATTGCCGACAAATACCACGACCTCTCGAGGGCCAAGATAGTCGCCCTCCAAGGTATAATCGCCATCTCGAATAAGCGAGTCTGATCGCCCAAACTCCTCGAGTATCTTCTTTATGCGCCCGCGAATCCGTTCAAATACAGCGGCTTGAATCTCATAATTACAACTTTCTTCGTTATTCGTCATCGTTATTTCCTCCTAATACGCGATTGCGAAGGATGTAGCGCGACCGCTCCTCGAACACTCTACTGTTAAAATCATGGATGCGCGGATCATTCGATCGAAAGATTTCATTTAAAAACTCTCTGCCCATTTCTGGTGTCATTTCATCTGACGTAATTTCTCGCTTAGCAAGGAAGGCACGGAAGGCTCCGGCAACTGCTTCGTTATAAGCCCTATGCTGCGTTGTAAACCAGTTTGCACTTGGATCCGCCAGAGGTCCTGAGCTCACGCCGTCAAAGAATTTTCTCGTATCTTCCCGCAGGGGCGCGTCCTGAAAGGACTCATAAAGCGCCCGTGGAACATAGTGCTGGCCGCCGCGGGCTGCAGGTATAGTATCTATTCCAGTGACCTCAGCAAAGCGATTTTGTGCTTCCCGCGTTTGTGCTTCCAAGGTTGCGATCTCGCCCTCCGAGTCCTCAGGCCCGTAAAGACCAGGAGTCGGTTTCCAATTCGGATCAACAGCACGCACCAGAGACATGGCGTCCCGCCAACGTGCCGTGGCAAACTCCAGCCTGACCCCTTGACCTAAAGTCGGGCCGCCGATAGAGCTGCCGCGCCGTCCACCACCTCCTCCACGTGGCGAATTCTGCGCATATTGCGCGCCGGGAAAGATGGGGTCAGGGCTCGCGTCACTGACGATCTCATGTGGCCGAGTTGGTGTAGGACGATCCGCCTCATTGGCAGTCGTTGAAGCCGCGCCGCCCTCACTCGTCCATTGACCTCCGTCAGGGTTTCCAGCAGGCACGCGCGCTTGAGTAGGATTGTACTTTTGAACGGCGGGCGCAGCTTGCGCCTCCGCCCCCTCCCGGCCAGCGTTCGCCTCGATCGGCACATAACCCGTCGGCGTCAGCACCATGGCCCGGTCGGCGGCGGGGTTGGCGTACGGATCAAGCCCGAGGTGGCCGCGCATCTCGTTGAGGGTGACGGCGCCGAGCTTCAGGCGGTCGGCGAGGACCGTCTCGGGATCGTGGTCGTCCTCGTCGAGCCAGTGCAGCTCCAGATCAGGCGAGGCGAATTCTTCGGCGATGATCTCGTCGACGAGGTCCTTGACCCACTCCTTGGTCGGCTCGAGACCCTCTTCCTCGCTCTGCGCCGACTGGTTGTCGGCGGTGGCGCGGTTCATTTGCTTTACCGCCCATTGCGGCGGCACCGAAAAGGCGAAGCAGACGATGCGGGCGAGCCATTCGTCGAAGTCGTCCTTGTGCTGCGGCTCCTTGGTCTGGTGCACGGTGCGCGCGCTGTCGCCCGGCACGAACTTCGCCCGCCGGCGCCGCGCCAGATCGCCGGCGAACTCGGTGTCCCAATAATCCTGGAATTGCTTGATCTGCTCCGGGGTCCAGGACGCCGGCACGCCGATCAGCGCGTCGGGGATCGAGCCCTCAGAAAAATAATCGAGCTGCCACAGCTGGCGGCGCAGGGCGATGTTGACGGTCATCAAGACCTGCTGCACCGGCGAATGCCCCCCACCCTTCCCTCCCCCGCGCGCGGGGGAGGGTTAAGGAGGGGGTGGGCGCGCACATTGCGCGGCCGGTAGATGATGTCGCGCGCGGAGTAGTTGACGGCCGGCAGGCCCTTGAGCACCTGTTGATAGGCCGGCGGACAAATCGTCGTGCCGTCATCCGCAGCGTAAGGCAGCGGCGTGCGGCCCCAATCGTCGATCACGCGCTTGATGGCCGAGCCGTCTCTACGGCGGCGCGACGAGCTGGCCGGAATGATTCCTATGTTAATCGTGCGCAGTTCCGCGCCGAGCGCCTTCGTATTTTAAGTTCTGAAACTCTGCAGGAAGATATCGACGCTGCAAAGCATCGATTATCTCATGTGGACGAATATAGAGGCCCATATTCGGCCAGTCCTCGTAGTGTCCTCGCACAGCAACCGTCATCACGATCTGCCAGCCGGGAAATTCGCGGATGATTTGCCGAAGCTCCATGACTACATTCGGTTGCAACATAGCCAAGCTACCAATGAAAACAACGATCTCCTTGGGACCGAGGTAATCGCCCTCAAC